TTTATCTAAGTAAGATTTAAGCTTAGTAATGTTAATTGGTTTTGTCTTGTAGTGTTTCTTCATTAATCTGATGAACTTAAAAAGTTTTGTAAAGTAAGTCTAGTTCCTTGTCTTGGTCTTTCTAGATTCATATTATTGTAGTAATTTTCTCTTGAAGGATTTACATCTGCTCCAGTGTTTGTATTATATTCAGGGAAACTTGCAGTATTATTACGTATGTAGTCTATAAGTCTTTCACGATAGTAACTTCCAGTGTTTAATATTTCTTCTCTAAAGCTTTGAGCTTCTTCTGTACTTAAAGCATTTCCTGTTTCTGATGTCTTAGAATAGATATTACCGTTCTCCACTTTATGACGTAGGTAGTTAAAAGCGTGATAAAGACTATACGATGGAAGCATATCCCCTATGTAGTCATCTAGTAAAGTTTTGTAAGCTACATTTGCAGGAAGATTTACTGTACCTGCTACAATTAAGGCTTTTAATTTATTGTTAAGATCAGTCCCTAGTGCGGTTTCAACATAGATTTTCTGTGCTTCTCGTACAAATGGAAGTAAGATGTCTACATCTACATTAAGATTAATTGCTGTAGAGTCCTTTAATTTAGCCTCTGATATAAATAGTACGTAACTCATAATTATCTTGCGTTTATATATCCGTTATTTTTCATTTTTCTTGGTGGCGTTGCAACTAGCTTATCATTCTTTTTAGCAGTAAAGCCTTCTGACTTTGCTTTCGTGTAGCCAATCATATCAGCGTCTTCTATTTTAGTAGTCCTAGATTCTCCTATTGTAGTCTTGAAGATTCTTCTACTCCAAAAATGGAAACATTGAGGTCCTCCTTTATATAGCCAAATTGAGTAAGTATTAGCTCCTCCTTTTCCAAATCCAGGATTAACTGCCTTTGTACTCATATTAATTATATCTTCCTTTCTGTAAAGTTTTTTAGCAGCTGTCATCTTTCTGCAAAATTCTCTTTTAGTTCCTGACTTATTAGTTAAGAAATTGTCATTAGAATAAACATAACGAACTCTGAAATAATCATAAGTCTTTTTAGAGATACCATCTTGTTCTGACTTACGACTAGGAATTGCCCTACCTGTTGAAGCTAGTTCAATCTTTTCGCCTGCAATATCATTTAATACTTCTTCATAATTAAAGTCTTGATGTTCTCCGTCTACTACTTCTTCTTCTATTAATTCCCAATCTTCAGAAATATCTTCTCCAAACTCCTCTATGAACTTTGAAAGCTCAGTAGCTTCCTTATGACCTTCGCAAGCCATATAGACTGTCTTACCTTCTAATTCGTGTGAGTGGTAGCCTTCACACCCTAAAGTCTTTGCACTTGCTAAGGCTTCTTCTATGGTGTCATAAACAGGTTTTCCATCAATCATTCCAACTTTAGCAAATTCTTTTTTAAAATCTTCAACTGCTTCTCCTTCTAAAGGCGGTAATCCTATTTCTTCTCTTATTTCGTCCTGAGTCATAACATCCCTGATAGTTGCAGAATCAAATTGAATTGTTATTGGTTTAAGCTGTACGAACTGGACTGGCATATCCATGTTATTTACTTGGAATATTTTGTGCAATACTTTTAAGATTTGCCCTTGGAATGGCATTATTACCGTATTAAGATAAAAATTACTAGCGTTTGCTAGCTCGTCTGCATTGCTTGAGAACCCGTTAGCACTATCTAAGCCCATAAGTGTCTTAGAAGTAACCCTATGACCTGAGAGGATGTTGCTAGTTAAAAGTTCTTGGAGTGCTAAATACTGCTTATCTAAATCTGATGGACTAATAGAAGTTATTTCTGGTACTCTAGTCTTGTCATCTGAAAAAGTCAAAACGAATTTACCTGCATTTTTTTCTGATGTAAATTTATCTTCTAAACTTCTTTCTATCTGATTTCTTTCTTCAGCCGTTGGGATTCCATTCGCAAATGATATCATAAACGAGCCAGTAAATCCGTTAGATATATTATTAAGATGAAACTCAGAAACTTTAGAATCAATTAACGCCCAGTTATTACAAGATATGTAATCAGCCGTATAATAGCTATTCATATTAGGACTGTAAAGCCCTGTATAAAGAATTTGATTAGGTGAAGTTCTATCATTAACATTAAAGGCTGGAACTCTATAAGGCTTGTTCGTTCTTGTATTTGCCCAATCTCCTGATACATAGTACCCTCTAGTTTTTCCAAATTCGTCAGGACGCTCGGTCCTGATTTTTTCGACTGGTATATGATAGATTTCAGCTATCTGAGTTCTATCTTTTGACCATACTATATTAAGTGCAAATGCTCCTTGTAATTTAAAGTCAAATGCTACCTTTTTTAATACCTCGTGTAGTGTTTCATTACCATTAGCATTATTCATAAAGTTCTGTAGCTTTACTCTTGCCTCTTCATCTCTATCATCTTCATCTGTTATGACTAGGGATTCAGCACTTATCATTTCGCTAGTCGCATTTACGATTGCAGCCGTTATAGAACTTGAATAGTAAAGGTCAATTAAAAACTGTGGGTAAAGGTTTCTCCATTCTCCATTAGAGTCGCCGTACTCAATGTAATCTTTTCCTCTAACCTCTTGTACCAAAGGAGCTGTTGAAGTGCTTAAATCTACTGAAAGTATTTTATCCATTTTTAATTTTTATTGACCGTAATAAATAGTGTTAGTTCCTGATGGTTCTGGGTGCTGAATATATTCAACTTGCTCAGTTCCAGATTTTTCTGTTAAGTTTAGTATTCCTTTAGTTACTATTCCATTTACTACTCCATTATTATCAGCTACAGGAAGTACTTGAGTTTCTGTCTTTGGAGCGGTCGTATCACTTAATACTACTTGACCTATCCAACTAACTTCATAAATTTCATATTTCCAATGACCTGCTGGCAATAAGTTTATAGTAGACAAAAATAGATCAGGAACTAATGCATAATAAAACTGAATCTTTGTGTATCTAGGAAATATAAACTCTTGAGCGCTTGCAAAAGAATAGCTATAACTAATAGAACCGTCAAAGTCATTTATAAACTTCACTAAGAATCTAATCTGAGTTCTATTTACTAAAGTATTTATTCTGTTATCTTCAGTACAAATTTCTGTTAAAATATCAGTTTGCGTAAATCCTTGTATCATATTATATAATAGAAAAAGTCTGTTTCTGTTTGGTTAATAAAGGAAAAAGGCTGCCAAAGCAACCTTAAACCCATAGTGAACGCTAGATTTCTCTATAGATGGTCAAACCACCCCACCCTCACTAAGTGTAAAAAAGGGTAACTGTTAAGCTACCCTTTCTAAAAATATATAAAAGAAACTAATTAAGAAGTTACTATTCCTCCAGGTATGGTAAAACCTGCATTAGAAAAAGGTCCTGTTGCAATAGGATAATCTGCTACCATTGGAAAAGGGTCAGCCTCTATGCCGTCAAATGTAAGTGTGTAACCATTTTTATCTCCCCATGCAGCACCTGAATCCATAGTTCCTGCATTAAGTTCCATACCATTAACTCTTCCTAAACAAACAATAACATCAGTTCCAGTAGCTAAAATTTGTTGATTTAATTGAGCAAAGACAACGACCTTAGTCGCTCCTAAGAGCTTAATTTGATTTTGGTCTTCTTTTGTAAGTCTGTTAAATAATACTTGAGCAGTTGGAGTGTAATAAATAGTGCCGTTTTCTCTCGATCCTACGATAGTATCTGTAATACTAGCTACTCCAAGAGGCATAGTGTATCTGTAAAGTTCTGCTCCTGCTGCCATTTCTATGTCAGTAACTTCTCCTGCCGTTACTGCTATTCCTGTTCCGTCTATTGGAGCTTTAAATTGATCAAAAACTCCGAAATAAATAAATTTAACGCCGCCCGAGATGCGATTGCAATCGAGTCCCCTTCCCTTAGTTAGTGCCGTACATGCCATTTTATTGTTTTTTTTAGGTTAAGGGTGGAAGGGTTTTACCCCCTCCATCCATTATTTATTTATTAAGACTGTCTTACGATATCAGCTCCTGTTCCTGACTGTACTCCTGCTGAGTAACGAGCTACCATTCTAATATTGTCAGAACCATCTAAATTAGCCATATCCATTAAGTTAATTCTTGTTGCATCACTTAAAAGATCAGTTCCAAAGAATAAGTTAGATTTTTGAGCTATTACAACTTCATTTTCTAACATTCCGTTACATACTGCTATCTTGTAGCCTTCAAACATTGGCACGTAATCTCCATTCATGTTATAAGCGTTTACATATCCTAAAGTAGAAACTGCTCCAATGTAGTATTGGTAAGTTCTCTGACTCATGTAAATATGTAAATCTTCTTTACCTAAAACTGCAACAGGAATAACTGCTACTGCCTTCTGTAATTCTGCTATAATAGTTCCTGCTGTATATGCTCCCCCTGCTGCATTCTGTACAACTGTAGCATCAACACCTGGTAGTAAAAGTCCTGTAGCTGCTCCTAAGAATCCGTTAAATTGTCCTGCTACATTAGTCCCTGCCCAGATAGAATTTTCAGTAGCTTGTGCTATAATATCGCCCATGTAAGAGATAACGTAATCATCAAAAGATGCAGGTGGCGGTGCGCCTGCTCCTGCTCTCATTTGTAATGCTTCCCAAGAAGATAATAGAGTTTCTTTACAAATATCCATATTTACTTGTAAGTTTTTAGGCTCTAATACTTTTTCAGTTAAAGCTAAAGTTCCTGCTGCTGTAAAGTCGCAAGTTGCGTCTACTACAGAATTTACTGTTTGATTAAGAGCTTGTATGTTGCTCTTAAATTTAATATTTTCTATCATTGTTAGATAGTCTAACGAGTTGGATGCTTTTAAAGCTGCTGAGATGTAGAATCCTGCTGCCTTACCTGCAAAGTTTGAAGCTACTGTAATTGCCATAATTTGATTATTTTTAGTTATTTATGTAGAGTTATCTCTACTTATTATTTGTTTAAGTTATATAAGAATCTTTCCTTACTTGTCATTCTTCTAAAATCTTGTGCAGTAGGAGTTGCTCTTTCTGAACTAAATTTATTTGTATCTAAAGGTGCTGATGCAGGTGCTTCTGCTAACTCAGTCTTTAGTTTTTCATTTTCAGCTTTTAACTTTGTTAATTCGTCTTCTGCTGAGAACTCAACTACTTCTGTAGTCTTTATAGACTTTGGATTAGTAGAAGGCTCTACAACTTCTTCAGCCATTTCTTCAACCTCATCATCTCCTCCGTCTTTATCTTTCTTTAGACTTGCAACTGCATCTTCTAGGTTTTGGATTCTTTTCTCCATACCTTCCCAATCCTCAACTACTGCTAAGTCTTCAGTCATTTCTTCTTCAACTACTTCTTCAGTTTCAGTTTCCATAACTTCAGCAACGATACCTTCTTCTTCTACTCTAAAAGTAACTCCTGTATCAGTCTTGTAAGTTCCAACAGGTAAAAGAATAGTAGTACCATCTTCAGTAAGAACTGAAATATCTACTCCTGCTTCTAATTCTTCAGCAGTTGAAACGAAAATAGTTCCA